GGTATTAATCGCCAGTGACCGCATACCGGGAGTCTGTCCGCCCGGCGCGCCGTTATCGTCCAAAATGCGGCGAATGTTCGCAATACCAGACAAATCCCCGTTCGCGCCGGCGGCCCCGGTCGGGAAAGGATTCGTACCCGCCGTGCCATAAGCCCGGCTGGCCGCCAAGGCAATGCTGGTGGCAATGCTGGATTCCATGCCGTTAACCAACGTGCGGAAACATTGCGCAAATTGATCCTGCAACGTCGAGGTAAAGCCCGGTCCCTCGTTAAGGTAGAACTCCGATTCACCATCCCAGCTAAACCCGCAATCCTGGTAGTTAGACAGCGTCAGGTTAGCCTGCCCGATTACCTGGTCAGCCTGCGCTGGAAACGCCATCGCCGGGGCCGTGGTATTGATGGTACCATTGACCGGAGTAATCGGCGAACGGAAGGTAACGCCTTTCGCGATACGGTCCACCCGTGCATCTCGGGCGATACTGGGAATGATACCGACAAGCTCACGGGACACCACGTCCAGCGCGCCGTATACGTCCGGCGACAAATTGGTTAAGGTATTCAAACACACCCGGCCGGGAACCGCAGACAAGCCTAAGGCGGTCAAGCCGAGTGACAACAGAAAAGCGCTGCCCAACAAGTGGCCAGCACCGGCCACCGCGCCGGCGGCAAACAACATAAGGAACAGAATTGCGATGCGAATCTTCATAAGAACAATAAAGGATATACAGTTTTGTGGTTGGTTTATTCCGTCAATCGTCCGCCGCCGCGCATAAACTCCATTTTGGCCTTGGCCGGGAGCTTCTCAAAATCCGCGCGGGATTTGGTTTTCACGTCGCTGGCCGCCGCGCCTTGCTGGGCCGCCGGGGCGGGCACCGTGCCGGGCTGGACATTCAATTTGGCCAGCGTGGCAGACACGGCGGATTGTAGCGCGTCGATCTTCGCCGTCGGGACCGAATTGAGCGGAACATCCAATTTCAAGGCGGCAATCGCGGCGTCCAGAGTGGCAGAAATCGGAGCGAGCTTGGCCTGCTCGGATTCCAAACTGGCTTTGGTGGCCGCCAGTTCGGATTGTACAGTCGCCAGTTCGCTGGCCGCCCCGGTTTCCAGACTTGTCAATTTGGCTTGGAAAGCGGCAATGGCTTCCGTGGTGGCTTTTTCCTTGTTGGTCAACAAGCCGGCCAAGGTGGCGCGAAGCTCGGTGAGTGCGGCTGAAATTTCAGTAAGTTTCATTGGTTTTGTGTTGCGATATTTACGCTCTACACAAAACCGGAAAGTCAACTTAGACTGCTTTCAAGAAGGCTACGAGGTCCTCATACTCCATCACATCGTCAACCAAACCTTTGGCCAGCGCGGTGGTACCGGTGAAGTGCTGGCCCTGCATGTCAGCATCTGAAACGTCGGGGCGATTTGCGCGAACGTGCGAATAGAAGTTGTCCGCCAGTTCCGCCACCCGACCCCGCAAGAACATTTCTTGATCGGCGGTTAAGCTTGTGCCGGGTGTTCCCGCTCCTTTAACCGGCCCAGATGCAAACACCTTGACTCTCACTCCCGCCATGTCAGCCGCCCGCGAAAGATCATTGAATACCATGCAGACCCCAATGCTTCCAACCGTGGCGGACGGGGTGCAAAAAATTCCATCACAAGCGCACGCCAGCCAATAAGCCGCACTGGCCATGCAACCCCGGCAAAACGCGTATAGCGGCTTGCCTGATTCGGAAGATTCGGCAATATAGTTTGCCAGTTCCGGGGTGCCCGTCACCATGCCGCCGGGCGAATCGAAATCTAAAACAATGGCTTCCACGGTGTCATCCGACTGGGCCTCGTCAATCTCATCGCGTATATCATCAACATCCACAGCCCCGGCACCCTTTTCAAACTCGCCAAGCCCTTGACCGATTGGGCCGCCGACGGGTATCCGGGCTATGCCATCCTCGATTTCCATCTGGCGGATATTCAACTCCTGCCCGCTCTTCGCCATGCCCGTGCGTTGTGCCCGGAAGTCAGCCGGCGAAAGATCGGCGTGTTGCCGGAACATCTCCAGCAGGGACGACCGATATTCCGCCGCGCAAAGCAGCGGGTCATTGGACAGCACGTCCAGAATCTTTGCGAGTTTCATTTTTAGGTGTTTTATTTGTTGGTTCGTCGGATGTAACATCCTGCACCTGTGCGGGTGTCGGAGCATTCGGAGACGGTTGGTAAAACAGGCTCAATGCCTGCTCAAATGAGAAATTGGGATAGCCGAGGGTTTTGACAAACTTTACCGCCCGGTCGGCCGCCTGTAATTTTGCGGCGATTTCCTTTTCGCGCTGGCGTAAAATGTGCTTTGCGATATACCCTGACTTTGCGGCTTCGATACGTTCATTTGTCAGCCCCATTCGCAGATTGTTCAAGGCTGCCGTAGCGTCATTGCCGGCGTCAATGGACAGTTGAGCGGGGAAACCAACCCCCCACTTGTAAGGATCAATCCCAGCGTCGTTCCTGGGTATACGCCCTAAGTCCATGCCTTTGGCAACTGCATATTGACAGAATCTGATCGTGCGGATTTCTTCGATGGTCTGACGGTCAGAAATGGAGTTATTCGCCTTGCTGGCTTCCATCCGCGTCGGTGCCCGGCTGATGGCGCTGGCGTCCAACAGGGCGTAAGGCCATCCCAAGTCCGCAAGGCATTCCATCAGCACCCGAACGGCGAACTGCTCGGCATTCGGATGCGGATTCTCAAAGTTAATTCCGCCCAATTCTTCATCCGCTCCAATATATGCCACATTACCGTCTTGTGAGTACTCGACGAACACAGCCCGTTCTTCGTCATTCTCCGGCGGCGGACTGCCCGGCTGGCGTTCGTCAATTATATGTATCGCGTTGCCGCGCGATTGCACAGCGTCCCGGCCAGGTGCCAGCTTATGAACCACCGCCCGTTGTGCGGCATTGGCAAGCCCTTTGAGAAATTGATCGTCAATCTCTTCTTTTTTCATCCATTGCAACACGCTGGCGGCCACGCGCGGCAAACCACGTCCTTGCCCAAAAAATTCCATCTCGCAAGCGTAATGCGCCGCGCCGGTCGTCAGATCAATGTCAGAAAATGCCGTGGTACCATCCGCATTGAAACCCAACACCCGGCAGGCTATCGGTCTCCCATTTGATCTAATGACCCCATTGTATACTGGCAAACCTTTGTAGCGCCCGTCGTTTACCTCGCCCATGCCGTCCGCCCGCATGGCCTGCATAAAGGCTCCGCTATACATCGTTGACACCCATTGGAAGCCTGGCAAGCCGTTGCCGATGCGCGGACCGGGAACGATATCCACCTTGGGATTATGCTGTTCGTCCTCAGTAAATATACACAGATCATCGCCATACATGTCCAAACCCATTCCGCTAACCCTCATTCCCCACCCAAAGTCTTGGCGGATTTCCCGCAGCATGGCGTTGGGAAACACCTCGTGTGTCAGATAGTCTTCCGCCGCCTCGCCCCACGCTTCATTTTCACCGTGGTATATCGGTAGCCAGTTGGCGAATGCCCAGGAATTTTTATCACGAATCGCCGCTCGGAGGGCTGGAATGCGACAACACAACGACACTGCAAGGCTGACGAGTTCGGCATGATCGTATTGTGAAATGCTCCGCTTGATCTCCCGGTTGAGCAGCGGAAGCGGTTTGTATTTGCCTGGAGACTCCCGAGGGGTCGGGTAAATCTGCTGGCCAGAGGGCCCATATAAAAATCCGCTGTACCCACTCATAGCAAGATTGGCTCCTTAGTCAGATCGTCTGATAAATTGACCTCCATATATCAAAAGTAGCTGGCGTTGAACGGGGGCAGCATGTATCTGTCCACGCGCGATACATTGTCCACCCGCATGATTTTTTCACTATACGGATTCTCCGGCTCCAGTTTGGCCGCCGCCGGGTCGCCCGGCAATGACGGCTGGCCGCACCGGCCAGGAGTTGGACGGCCACGCATATACACCTCATACCGGGCATCCATAAGGATGTTTCGCACCTCCACGGGCGTCATGGGGGCCGTGGTTTTCAAAAAGCCGGTGTTTGAATTACGCAGGCCAGTTGTCTGGCCTTCTTTGAGCGCGTTCATCAAGTCGCGGATGATGCACTTAAGATCATCCAGCGACTCGACATACTTAAATATGCGTTCCGGCATTCATAATGCGCGGAAAGTCAATCACCCTTAATATCCTCCACCGGAGCCGCAGGCACCCCCCCCATACACCCCGTCAAATCGAATATCACCAAGCACTCACATTCGCAGTCGTTGAAATGATTGTCCGGACGCTGCTTTTCCCAAATCGGTTCGCCGTTTTTTTTCTGCGTCCGCCATTCGGCATCCATTTGCCTTTCGTATGTCAGGTCGCCAGATTCTTTTAGTTGATCTTCTGGCGACAACTGCGAATGCGCCAGCCATTTAAATTTCGCGCGGCCGTCGCCCCCGGCCACCAGCGCCATAAGCATGTCTTTCACGCCCAGGTTGCTCCACCGGTGAACGTATATTTGCACAGCCGCCCTCTGGCCCTTAACCTCAATCTCTCGGGTATACACCTTGCCGGGCGAAACGTATCGCATACGGCCATCCGGCCATTTGTAGCTATAGGTGTCATCCCCGCAAAGAATGGTCCAGACTTTCCAATGGGTTTCTTCCCGCCATGCTCCACGGTGCTTTACCCTGACTTTGTACGGTAAAATCTTTTTGGCCGCCATGTCCAGCACGTCATGCAACCACTGGCCGCCGTCAATCCCGATCATGTCGTTTCGGACCTGCAATTTCTTCGCAGTTTCAATCCACGAATCCCACGCATAATGATAGCCGCGATGCAGTTGCAACGTATCTCCCCGCTTGTCAATTGCCCTGATAACCATCCAGAAGTGTCCGATGGTTGATTTCCCTGTCGCAGCCGTTAATCCAGGATCCTGCTGGCAGTCCACGCCGGCCGCCCGACAAACCTCGTCAGGGATTGCGCCATCCGGCACCTCGTAATCCCCGGTGGCAATTTGGATTACCGCCCGGCCTTCCGACGGACTCCATGTCCGCGCCTCGTCTTTTTGCACCCATTGTTTTAATAATTCCTTGCGGCCATACCGTATATCTTCCTGTTTAGCCTTTAGGTAATCCAACATACGGCCGCCCCACGGCACCCGGCGGTTGATAAATTTGGGCCAGTTGAAGCCGACGTTTCCGATTACCGCATTGTATCGGGTCGGAACATAATGCGCACTTTGGTCAATTGCTATACGGTTAGCGCCAAACTCGCCATCATCATCAATCCTCGAAGCGCAATGGAGGCATTCATAAAATGTCCCGCGTACAATCCGGCTCTCGTCATATTCACCATTGGGCAGCTTTACGTCGGAGTCTCCACGCTGCATCCCGGCAAATTGACGGTCCGCAGACCGCAGGATTGGACGCCAATGCTCCTTCCACGCCGCGCGGTCCAGGCTTGGGATTGCCAGCGGAACGACGGGTTCAAAATCCGGCGCGCGCTCATGTCTCCACAGAAACGGCTGGCTTGAACCGCAAAACGGACACCGTATATGCAACATACGCTTGTCCGTGTCTTCATATTGCCGGTCGAAGTCGTCCCGGTGCGCACTGCCTTGTGATTCGATTATAACTTTACAGGTGTGCGGATACTGGCTTGTCCTTTGTATAATCTGCTCTATCAAGCCGGTATTGCCGATGCAATGGCCGTCACAAATAATCGCGGTTTCAAGATTTATGTTTTGCGTGGCGCTATAGTTCGCCGGCCATATACGAACGGTCTTGCCCGGAAAATAAAGCTCGGTCGTGGTGTCATCATGCCGGCTGGAAATCCCGGCGGTCATTTTGGCAATTGCGGGAATTGCAGCCCAGTAGTCATTCAGCCTGCCCTTGGCGTGATCCTTGGCCATCTCTTCATCCGCCATATACAATGCCACATCGCCATGGCCATTCACAATCTGATATGCCCCGGCCATTTCTGCGGCAAAGGTTTTTAAGGTCTTAACCCCGGCCTTGCAAACCACCTTACGGACGGATACGTCCCGCATGGCCATCAGCGGCTCGCGCAGGTAATGCGCAGTGCGTATATCGAACGGTTGACCGCTATTATTGTGGCCTTTACCCATTGGGGCACTGGCGCACAGTTCCCAAATCTCGCCCCGGAACGGCGGCTCCATAAACTGGAAGTCCCCGGACACCTCTGATAAATCAGAAGCGCCGGGGAGTGATTGGACGTCAGTGGTCATTTCACCGAAAGCGTCAGCATGGTGTCCGCCACTTTGTCAAGAAACCCAGATTCCTTTAGTTTCTGCAGACGCTCGCAAAGGTCGACGAATTGAGAAAGCCGGGCGACTTCTTCCTTGTAGTCACTGCTCAGAAAAAATTGCCGGACCTCCCTTAGTGGACCTGCGATTTTAGCCGTCTCGGCGACCATAAAATACCTCGTCTGTTGAATCTCAACACAGTGAGCCCGGATACTTGCGCGAAACCTTACCAGGTCATCGCCAATCCCTAAAAGCATTTCGTCCATGATTTTTCTCGCATCACGAGCGGCAGAAACCGCCGGGGACATTTTTTCCGGCATCTTTTTTATGACCTCTTCCGCAATCAGGGCTTTCAGCTTTTCCGTATCAACCACATTCCAACCGTGTGCATCCACCCCACAATAAGGTGGTTTAATTTCAAGCTCTTTGACCGCTTGTTTTGTGTCGGAATCTGCATCGCCGATGGTTTGGCGAACGCCATTAATATTTTCTATTGCTGGTTTCATTTTTGTTTGTTTGTTTGTTTTTACTGTTTGTTTTTCCGCTGGCGCAAACGCCCACCATGGCGCTTTAGCCAAAAGCAAAGAAGCTTGCCGGTCAACGGGCTTCCATTTAATGTCACCACCCGCAATTATCTCGCGCCTGCGATTTGGCGATTGGATGTGCTTGTCCTGCCTTAATTGTTGCGGCGGGGTCGGTTTGAATTCTGGTTTTCCAAATTGATTTAGAATCTTTGCCGCTTTACCGATTGTTATCATAAGTCACTTGCGCTTGCGCTTTTGTTACAATTGTATCGAATACTCATAGCGTCCTTATATGTGAATTTTTTCATTCTCAATTCCTCCCCGGCGTGATAATCGCCCGGCCTTTGGACAAATGTACCTCAACGCTGCCCAGTTTGGTTTCTTCAATTTCGATTATCAGTTTCATATTTTTACAGTCTTGGCTTTCATTTCCTCCGATAGTCTTTGCTCAGGCTCTTTCCGGCTTTCCGCCGCATAGGCTTCGTATATCCCATCAATCGTCTTTTGCGCCAGCTCAATGTCCCGGCGTTGAAATTCGGCAATCAACTCTGGAACCACCCCCAACTGTTTCAACCAATCCACCCGCAATTGCGGACACGCGCGCTCCACCCGGCTTCTCACAATGTTGTTTTGTATCGTCATGGATGCAATCCGGGTCGCCCGTGCGCTCTCCCGGTCAATCACCCGCCCTTCCGCCTTCGCCACTTCCAAATTTAGTAAAGTCAGCTTCCGTTCCTCGATTTGATCCTTGGTCCGCTGTTTTTCCGTCATGCCAGCCGCCGGTCCGCCCTCCGGGAAATACCTTTCAATCCACGCTATGCAATCCGCAACAGCATAACGGTTACTTGCCCGAGGTGCGGGAAACGGCACAATGCAGCCGTCCGGGACGTGCTCCAACTTCCGCCAATTTTGAATCACCTGCCGGCCGATCTGTATACCAATTCCCGGAAACCGACGCATTAAAACCGCCCCCAGGGCATCCATGCCGGCTACGAACTGCGGAAAGTCTCTCGCCGGCCGGCCCTTGGCTTTTGGCTTTTTGGCACAAACGTCTTTCTGGGTAAGCTTGCCGTTGGCTAATAATTCCTTAATGTCCGTTTGGCTCGCCGTCCCTTTCAACCATTTGGAATGTAGGGACAGCAGCCGGATTTCTTTTGGGGCTGGAGGCAGGTCGGTTTGTATATTGTCTCGCATTTCAATGTGGAACAATTGTTCCGATTTATAATTTAGCCTCGAGGCTCTCCAGATATGCGCGCGCCTTGCCAATCTCCGCCTTGACCGTCCGCCGTTGATCTTCATCAAAAGCATCCATCTCCGTCAACAGACTGTCGAAATGCTTCACAATGTGCATTCGTAACTTCCAAGCTACCGTGCAGGGCGGCAGCGCATGAGACCGTTGCTCCATTTCCCGGCCGGTATCCTCCGGCAGGATTCCCGCGCATTGCAATACCATCTGGCTTACATTGCGCGGAACCTCGGCAAATGTTTTTACCTGCTCAATTTTGGCCGATACCGCAACATAGTTCATCAGCCATTCAATGTGCTGCTCGCATAGGCGGCCAGGGTTGGCGGCCAACCAATCAGCCAGCCTGGATTTGGTGACAGCCTCCACGCCAAGCAGTTCCTTCAAAATCACCCCAAGCTCAACCGCTTTATTTATTTGCTCAACTAGTAATGGTTCACTCGCCCGCGCGGCGACCAGAAACTCGAAATGGCGTTCATTGAATTGTTTGACCAATGCGTCTTTGGTTTTGATCGGCAATATGTTCATTTGAGTTTTTCTTTCCGTGTTCGTTTCATGTTCAACCGGCCAGCCGTGCTCCGTTGCGTCGGCAATCCAAGTTTGGTTTGTATATCCACCGTTAATTTGCAGACGTTCGCTTTTGTGCATCGAAAGTGTTCGGCGATCTCCACCTGACTTTTCAGCGGATGCAACAAATCCCATCGCCCAATGGCCGCCATGAGGCAAGCTAGGAAGAAATCCGGCGAAACCCGGCAAGTCCGACGCACCTGGTACAGATCCGCGATAAAAGCCAAAAATCGCTTACAGGCGTCGCGGTAACCGGTCCGGTATTCGTCGCCGGCCAGCGTCCCCCCA